GAATTACACTGACAATGTTGACCAAACCAAGATTCAGCCAACCATTTGATGTTGTATGAACCACAATGTTCACATTTCCACTTTAAAGGCTTTTCTTTAACTCTCAACTTCTTGAAATAATCTAGGGGCCACATAGTCCGATCTCCTCCAATGTTTTCAGTCCAATTCTTTTCTTGTAATCAGGCCATATCTCGTCCTTCCTGCGCATCATGTAAACGAGGCTTAGTTGCTCATCGGCTAATTCGACATACGTCTTTGTGACAGTGTTACCTCGCCAATCTTCGTAAGTATGTGTTTCCCCATAATGTCCTTTGTAAGCTTCTAAAATCCTAGTATATATCTCTTGCAGGGAATTGCAACCCTCCAGATACTTACGGGCTGTCTTTTCACCTACGCCTCTGTAGTTTCCTAGATCGTACTGCTTGCGAATCTCTTTCGGCATATCCGGTAGACCAGGTATGGAGTCCGTAGGATCACCCATCAACGCCTGAACCCCTGTCCAGATGTTTGCCTCAAGCTCAGTCGTACACTTGAATTCGTCTTTAATAAATTGATAGGTGCACCCGGCTACCCCGAAAAGGTCTTTATCTATACTCACAAGACAAACATCCGTATCCACACCGCACCTTTCGTAACTCTGGTACAGAGCACATGCGATGGCATCATCACATTCACAGTCTGGTGTAACCCTTGCGCCATATTTGTTAATCAAATGCTGTCTGATTGCTTTCAGATGAACAGGCTTTTCGTTAGACTTGCGTGCATGCTTATATTCAACAACACTAGCAACGTCCTTACGGAAGTTCTCATCTCCACTCAGGTAGTAGATATATTTACCTGCTTTGACAGTTTTCTCGATGAATTTGCAGAAGTTATCACATACCTTCTTGGCATCGTCAAGATCACCATACACTTTCCGACTCTTACGTACCCAATTAGAGGTGTCTATGTTGAAGAATTCCCTAGCTTCTTCCAGATGTATCTTACAAGAAGCTGCTGAATCAAACTCTTGGATCAGATCACCATCTTGGTCGTATAGTTCGTAGATTGTATTCTCAACTGCTGCCGCAGACCTATATGCAATAATGTCAGCATCTATAACACAATAGTTGTATTGCTTATTTCGCATCTGTTCTTCAGTTGGACACTCTTGACAATCTGTTTTCATATACACCTCCTTATAAGTATCTTGTACGCAATGCTTGTGCAACACGTTCATCAGTTACATATTCTGATTCGGCTAGCTGACAAGCTAGTTCGTGTTTGCGGCGTTTCCAAGCAAGGTGTGCTTGGTCGGGACAGTTGTATAGTCCGAGGTATTCTTGCTTCTTTATAAAAGGATTCCGGCACTGTGCCTCAAACTGCTTTGCCACATTATTAAAACGAACTCCAATCGGGTAGGTTCCACGACTCTTGACCTTATCAATCAAAAAAGTATTTACTATTTTTGTAACAAATACACAGTTTTCAGGATTGTATTCTTTGTTTCCAACACACAATAAATCTTTGTCGAGTTGTTTATCTTCCCAATCTTGTTTCTCCATCCAGCATTTGAATTTTGAAAATACGAGCCACTCTTCGCAAACTGTGCAACTTGTGTATGTAGATTGTTTCTCATGGTATTTACTGGAGTAGCACCGTTTTAACATGTTTTGCCACCGAGCATAAAACGGACACATCCACACTCTTTTCCGTTTACCATTCACATTATCATGCAAAGTCACACTATAGTTGGCATCATTAATACCAACACCAAACACCTTCCTACTTTTTCTTCCCATCCTCACACCTCCTTAGACTAAAAAGCCCCACCAGATCACTCCAGCGGGGCTTTGTCCGTGTTAGTTATCAGTACAGATCATCTTCATCTTCAGTATCAAATGGTACGTCATCGAACTTATCTTTCGGATCTTCTTTAGTCGGTACATCCATCGCACAACCCATCACATCATCGAAAGCTGCACCACCTCCACCAGGAGTATATGGCACATGTTCAAGCACCTTAACAGCTTTGAGCTGAACATTGAGCATACCTTCTTGATTGCGATATCCGAACAACTTAACCATCACCTTGCTGCCGTTACCGATGTCTTCGGAGAAAGGTTTGCCCTCATTATCTACAACAGTGATCTTGTTCTTACTGCCTTTTTTGGTGAACTCTGGACAAGTGAATTGTGCTCCACTGAGTCCTTCTACCTCATCGTAATTGAAGTCATCTTCACCAACTTGTTTAGATGTTGGGAACTTGATCTTCTTGAATTTATTTTTTTCCACCCCGGTTTTGAAAAAGGTTTTATTCAAAAGTAGGTCTTCTTCAAGTTCCTTTCGAGTCTCATCATCAACAAAAAGTGTAATCGCATACTCTTTGTCGTTAGTTTTCAGCTTAGTCTTTGGTTCGTACACCACAGACCAATATGCTACAGCCTCTTTGATATAGATGTCACCTGATTCAAAACCTTTCTTGTCTGTAGCCAGTCGATTGATAATCGCCATAATATATTTCCTCCTAAGGATGTTTCTTAAATAAAGCCTGACTGAGATTACATCAGGCTGTGTTTCTTGTCAATCTTTCTCTTACAAATTCTCTACCAGATCAAGCAACTCTTTGTCTGCTTCAATCTTCTCAGCTTTCTTTCGTTCATTATACTCGATGTCATACTTGATCTGAGCAATGTTGTTCACATATGTCCCACATACACCATATTTGTCCTGAACATACGTTTTACTGTCTTTGATCACATCCTTTGCTGAATCAATTTGAAGCATTGCATCCACAATCGTATCAACTTGGGCCATGATGTTCTTACGTGATTCCTTATCACTCGGTAGTTCTTTCAGGTATTTGCTCATTCACTTTCCTCCTGTTTAGTATTACGTTTGCGGCGTGTATTACGTTTAGGGTTTTCTTGTTCAGTATCTTTCTGAGAAGGAGTCTCTTCCTGCACAGGCGTCTCAACCACACCCTTCTGCTGCTTAGATCGCCGTTCAATCTCCTTTCGTGCAGACAGTCCCCGAGGACTACTCTCTTCAGCCATTACAGCGAGTTGTTCATCAGTGAATTCAGTCATGTTCATTTTGCTTCTCCTCTTGGTTAGTGTTGGTGTAGATTACATGGATCAGATTGTTGTGTCAACATCATTCATGAAAGTATTTACGCCATATTTCATTTGTTGGTTGCATCTGGGGTCTCCTTGTTCAGACGACTGGGTTAAATATAGCAAGCTGGATTGTTGGTGTCAAGTGTTGTTTGTTATAAAAACTTCCAGTCTGGAAAGCCCTTAGAGGTTTTTACACGATAACTAACCTTAGTCCTGTCCATCTGCAAAGCCCTTGCCGCATGAGAGATGGACGGATACTCCACACCCTCTATCAGAACAGGTTTTGAGGTATTTTGGATAACACCTTTTGAAGGGTTTTTATTTGGGTCTGTGAAATTGTCATTTGACGCACCTTTTCCAAACCAACCATTTTCCTCCTTAATTCTGGCCCAGCTCCCATTAAAGCCAGACCGTCTTGAGTCGTATTGTTCGATGTATCGCTCCTCTTCTATAACAGCCTCCCGCCTTGTGTAGTAACCGCTGTCAAGTTTATGAATGCTAAAATGTTCTAGGCCGATATTTGCCGCCTCTTTGTGAAAAGGGGTTCTCGGTTTTGTCCTAATAGAAGATTGGTGATCTTGCCATCTCTTCTCGAGGGGTTTTGACGTGCAGCCAATGTAAACACGACCATCCAGATCACAAACTATTTTATAAAATGTATACAATTTCATGTCCATAACACCTCCTTAGTGACATTCAGCCCAGTTTTTACCCACGATGTAATCAGCATCGAGGTTTACCCTCAAGTTGTAATACTTGCTTGCATCTTGTGCAGCCTTCTTAGCAAGTTCTCCCACAATGCTGTAAAAGATTGCAGGCTTGCCCTCGTGCTCTGTGTTATCTCCAACAGGCTTACCTACCTTGCTGATATACTCTACCCGTTCTTCTTCAGATTCAAACTGCACAATCTCTACAAGTTCTGGTGAAACTTCCCACTGTGCTTCGTCCCTTTCTGTTAATCTTATATTTCTATAAGTATCGGACTATATCATCACCCCTTGGGGTGCCGGACGCTAATGGCGTATTACTTAGTAAGTTCGTACTAACCCGCCTAGTCTCTGCACGTTTCTGTCACGCTTGACAGACTTCGCTCAGGATTGCCTTCAACACCACTTGTTAAGGTTTCCCTGAATTCATCCGGTTATTCGACACAGGTTTCCCTGTGAAGCCACAACTATATATGGTAATGAATCTGAATAAAACATTTGCCTTTGAAACTATCATCCCAAAATGGATCGAACAGCAATCCTCTGGCTTTAAGCTCTTTCCAGTGGAACTCGTTGGCTTTTTTGGCACAAATAACACCTGTACTTTGAAACAACATGTTCAAGATACTATGCTCAGAGCGAATCCAGAGCTTCCTTCCATCAATACCTCTGATAAACTTCCCACCCCCTTTGACCTTCCAGTAACGTGTTACACGATCTTTTAAGTCTTTCAGAGGGGATGCGTTTTCCCAAAAAGAGTCATACACTTTCTGTGCATGGTCCATACTCCAGCCAAGCATCTTAGCTACTTTAG